AGCCGCGTTGTCTACCCCGACCTCTTCGGCGTGATCGGCACGACCTACGGCGCCGGGGACGGCTCCTCGACCTTCAACCTCCCCGACTTCCAGGGGCGAGTCGCAGTGATGAAGGGCACCTCCGGGGCCGTCAACGCGCTCGGCAAGAACGACGGCCAGACGCTGACCTCGCGCACGATCCTGCACTCGCACACCAACGGGATCACGGCTACTCACGACTTGACCCTCCCCGACCACGGGCACGCCGTCAACGACGGCGGTCACACACACGACGCCGACATGTGGGGGAACACAATCGGCGGCAGCGCGCACACGGTCACGGGGCTGACCCAGACAGGCAGCGACCCCTACAACGGCGTGGCGACCGGGATCGTCCGCTCCGCACTGACCGGCCTCAGCGTCGGCAACCCGACCTCGCATCCGGCGATTGGCGGCGGTGTCACCGTCGGCGGCTCGATTGGCGTCGGCATGCCGGGCGATGCCCCGGCCTATCTCGTCATCAACAAGGTGATCAAGACCTGAGGAGGGTGGATGGCCACTCAGACCTACTTCGTCCCCAACGGCATGCAGTCGATGGATGCCACCGAGGTGTCCTACAACCCTGGGTACAACCTCGTGTGGGAGCAGAACGGCACGGCCCGCACGGCGGGTTATGTCGATGAGTCGCTCGACTACGCCTCCTTCTTCAACTGGAAGAAGGCCCGGTCGGACGACAACAAGAACAACCACGGCTACGGGCCGTAAAGGAGAGAGCATGGCTAACGAAGAGCTGGAGACGTTGCCGCCTGGCGATCCCGAGCAGGGCTTTGTCGGGCCAGAGCCGGTGAGGGGCCTCAACGACGGCGAGTCCGACGAGGAGTTCCAGGAGCGGCACGACGCATGGCAGGAGCAGGCCGACGCCGTCGCCAAGCACGAAGACGAGATCGCCAAGAAGCGGGCCGAAGGAGAAGCCGAGGAAGCGGCCCCGACCAAGACATCCACGAAGTCCGGCAGCAGCACGTCGAGCAGCTCTTCGTCGAGCAGCTCCTAGCTGCCCAGCCGTGGCGCGGGGTTCTCGGGGACGCCTCCTCCTGACCTCGCGCCACGACTCTTTCAAGGAGGCGAGATGAGTACCCCCTGGTACCAGCAGCCCTACAAGGGTGCCCCGATGATCGCGCTCCCAGGCTTCCCGAGAGCGCTGTACCCCCCCGACGCAGCCGCGAAAGGGAAGACGCCGTCGGGCAAGGGCAAGGACGTGCAAGCCTACAAGCGCGTCGTCTGGCGGCTCGGGCGCTGGCCCGGCCCGGCGAGCGGGTTCGACAACTCCTTCTCCAACGCCTTCTCCCACGGCAAGGGCGGCAACGTCATCGACACCGGCCTCGCCGGGATGCAACGCCAGGCGAAGATCGACGACACCGGCTGGGTCGGGGAGAAGACGTTCAACTTCATGCGCAGCGTCCTGATCCCCGAGGGGATCCCCAGCGGCCCTGGCAAGGCGGGCGAGCACGCGATGGACGCCTACGCCCAGAGCCTGCTCGTTGACGCCTGGGACGAGTTCGGCGGCAAGGAGCCGTCCCCGGCCCCGAGCGGGACGATCCGCTCGGCTGCGCTCAAGCGTGCCAGTGCCGAGCTGGGAACGAAGGAGTCACCGGCCAACTCCAACCGCACGAAGTACGGCTCCTGGTACGGGATGGACGGCAACCCCTGGTGCGCGATGTTCACCACCTGGGCCTACTGCTACGGGGCCGACGACCTCAAGCGGACGAGCAAGTCGATGGTGAAGGGGAAGAGCTACAGCTACGTCCCGTACATCGTCTCGGACGCTCGGGCGAAGCGGAACGGCCTCTCGGTCACCTCCAGCCCGATCGCTGGCGATCTCGTCTGCTACGACTGGGGCTTCGACGGCACCTTCGACCACGTCGGCCTCTTTGAGGCGTGGGCGCCGGGGAGCGGCTCGACCTTCACCGCGATCGAGGGAAACACCTCGACCAGCAACAACTCGGACGGCGGCGAGGTGATGCGACGGACACGGCGCGTTCCCGATCAGTCAACGGTGTTCGTGAGGGCAGCGGAATGAACAGCCACCCTCTCACCGGGATCGTCTTCATCGCCATCCTCGCCGTGCTCGCCGTCACCGGGATGATCGTCGGGGCGGTGCTCGCCGCGAACGACTACTCCTCGGCGGGAGCGTTCTCGATCGCCTCGGCCTGCGTCGGGGTGCTCGGCACGCTCGCCGTGCAGCACGTCGCCACCAACGGCAACCACGATCAGTCACAGGAGTGACCGCGAACCTCAAGTTCGACCTGGGCTGGGAGGCCCTGATTGCGATCGTCGTTCTGATCTTCGCGCTCACCCTGCTCGGGGTGATCGCCATGACCCGGCGGCTGCGCAACCACCACCTGCGGGTCGGCTTCTTCATCGAGCGTGGCGACGAGCTGTCCAACGGCGAGGAGCCGTGGCCCGAGATCGAGCAGACCGCCGAGCTGCCGCCACGCAAGGACGAGGGGTGGCCTCACGGCGAACAGCAGCCACCCATCTGAGGAGGAGAAGTGACCTACAAGCAGATGCACGACCAGGTCATGCAGTGGCTCGGCTTGCAGGACATCACCGGCTACAGCGAGAGCCAGCTCGCCAGCGACCTCATCTACCAGGGGACGCTCGACCTGCTCTCGCGCACCCGCTGCGTCGTGCGCTGCATCCAGCTCACGACCTTCGCGGACGAAGGCGAGTACGTGCTCGATCACAAGCTCCTCGCCCTCGTCGATCTGGAGAACGGCGCCCGCCGTCACAACCGCCGCGACGATCCCTCCTCCTACGGCTTCGCCCTGATCAGGGCTGATCTGCTGCGGATCGACCCGACCCCGAGCGAGGACGGCCAAGTCCAGGTCTGGGGCGTGATCAGGCCCCTCCAGATGACAGAGGACGCCGACTCCCCCGAGCAGGAGGACTTCGGCGCGATCCCGCCCGAGTATCACGACGCGATCGTCACCTACGCGCTCTGGAAGGCAGCCGACTACGCCGACGACTCGACGACCCAGAACGGCGAGTACTACCGCACCCTTTACGAAGGCGCCGACGGCAGGGGAGGCAGACTCGCCCAGATCCGGATCCTGGTCAACAAGCGTGGCACCGCCCGCCCGCCGCGTGTCGCCGTCAGAGTGTCCGGCGTCTCGGCCAGCGGGGACTACACGTAGTGGCCGCACCGACCTCGCTCCTGCGCGGAGCACGAGCCTTCGCCCGCGACATGCCCAGAGACTCGATGGCCCAGGGCTACCTCTGGGACGTGGTGGACTACGTGCCCGCGCTCGTGGACGCCCAGCTCACCAGCAGGGGCGCCTGGATCTACGGCTCCGACGTTGCCGATGCCGACTTCGGCTGCGGGATCCTCGCCACCTTCACCGCCGGGGAGCAGCTCCTCGCCAACTCCAAGAACAACACGCTCTACCAGGTCAACACGAACACGGGCGCCCTGACCAACCGGGGTGTCGTCCCCGTCGGCAAGCAGAACCCCGTCCAGCTCTTCGACGACACCGTCTGGTTCGACGCGACCGGCGCCTCTACCCCGAAGGTCGTGCGGGCAACAGGAGGGCCGATCGCACTCGCGGGCGCCAACGTTCCCAAGGCGACCGTCGGCACGATCTGGCACAACCAGGTCGCCTGCGGCGGGGCGCCCGGCACCGAGGACTCCTTCCGCTTCTCACCCGCGCCCCCGGTGGCGCTCACCGCCGACTGGGACGTGAACTCGATCATCCGCACCGCCGGGGCGATCACCGGCATGGCCGGGCTGCGCTCGGTGCTTCTGATCTTCCACGCCAGCTCGGTCGAGCGGATCCGGGGCACCGACATCCCCGTCGGCACCGACCCCGGTGACCTCGTGCTTGAGACGGTCTTCCAGCAGGCCGGGACGACCGAGCCGAAGTCGATCTGCTACTGGCAGGAGAACGTGATCTTCGCGGACGAGCACGGCGTCCACATCACCGACGGCGCCGTCATCCGCAACCTTGTGCAGCAGGGGGCGATCTCCAGCTACTGGCGCAACCTCTACAACCACAAGTCCTCGATCGCCGCCTCGGTCTTCCTCGACTACTACGTGATCAACGTCGTTCGCACCGACGGCCTCAACGACACGCTCGTCTGCGACCTCAACCGGCGGCAGTGGTTCCGCTTCTCCAACATCCCCGGCGTCAGCTCGTTCGCCTCGGGCGGCACGATCGGGATGGAACGGATCTGGGTCGGGATCAGCGGCACGAGCAGGCTCGCTCGGATCTCGGCCTGCTTCTTCCCGAGCACCCTGATCGACCCCCAGGTCGATGGCAACGGCACCAACGTCCTGCCCTACTTTGAGACGCCCTGGTACAAGCTCGCCCCCGAGGGGCGCAAGCGCGTCCGTTTCGTCTACCTCTCCTACGACGCTCGTGCGGGGCCGGGCGACGTGCTCGGCGTCAGCTACATCCTCTCGCCACAGGACACGACCTGGATCAGCGCCGGGAACTACCCGGCCACGAGCCGCTACACCCGCTACCGCCTCCCCGTCGGCAAGTTCCCCTACGGGATCGCCTTCCAGGTCAAGCAGCTCGTGCCGACCTCCGTCACGAGGATCAACGAGATCGCCGTCGATGCCCATGCGGCTGAGCGGAGCCGTGTGTGAGCAGCACCGAGATCGGAGTCAGGAGCGGGGGAGGCCAGAGCCTCGGTTCCTCTGACGACTCTCGCCCGCTGACCGACCAGGAGGTGCAGCTCGTTCACCGCCTCCTCAGCGACCCCTTCTCCTTCCCCCTGGAGTTCAAGGCGTGGCTGATCAGCTACCTGGAGACGAGCGACCTCTCGCTGCCGATGGCAAGCGTGATCGGGCTGCGCTCGACGCTCGGGATCTCGGGCGCCGGGGAGGGCACACTCGGGATCTTCCCCGCCGGGATCGTCCTTCCCTACGCGGGCAACACCGCTCCGACCGGCTCGCTCATGTGCGACGGCGCCTCCTACACGACCGCCGGACAGTCCCGGCTGTTCGCCGCGATCGGCTACAGCTACGGCGGTGCGGGTGGCAAC